TGAAGTTCTGTTCCGCCCTGAGGTCCCATTATTTTAATGGCTTTTCACCAAAGACATCAAGACCTTCTGGAACAATAACCTTAACATCTCGACGAATGTTTTCTGGAGTCACGTTTTGTTTTAATATCTCTATTTCTACTTCTTGTTCGTCTTTATAAATCTTTCCTGTTTTTATATTAGAAATCTTAATTTCAGTCTTACATTTAATTTTTTCGACATCCATTAAGTCCTGTCCTGTTCTAAAATACTGGCTACTCCTGTAATTTGATTAGCTGCACTGGCGGTAAGTTTTAAAACATCTGATTCTTCAAGCACCAATAGATCATCGGTCAATAAACTAAACTGTTCAACAGTACTGCTTGAGACGTATCCTATATTATAGTCGGTAGTAGCGCTTGTATCAGTAAACGCCATAGTTACAGTTATCGCACTAGCAGTATCATTAAACCCTTGGATTGCTTTAACGATAGCAACTGTTTCACTCGGTACCGTATAAATGGATACAGCATTGGTAGTTGTCAGACTGAATGCTTTATTAATATATTTATTGGCCATTCTTCTTTTTCCTCAATCTATCTTAACCCATAAACAAAGTAAAGGCTTCGAATTCATCGGTTAGTTGTTGTTGATAAGTAGTGTTTAATTTTTGAACGACGGACCCTACATTATCAGCAAGTCCTTGAACATTGATCGCATCAAATTCAGGACCTATGATGCCCGCTATTACTTCTGAAATTTTAGCCATTTTTCTCCTTATCTATTTCGCTTCTTTTTTCTAAAGCTTTTTTATACATTTTCTCCAATCTTTTGTTATTTTTTATATATTTAGGAGTTTCAAGAGAGGTAAGGTTAACTTTTATTCTTGTAAGTTTATTTCCTTTTAATGCTATGTCACCCATTATCTTCTGCCTCCTGCGTGGATATCTAATCTAAAAGTTCCCATTCTCCATGTCTGTCCCTTGTCTACATTCCCTACTTTAATAGCAATTTGGCGTGCTCTTTGTCTTGTAAAAATCTGTGTAGTAGAAGTAGTGGCATTATAAGAAGTAGAAGCGGCAGTGCTGCTCGGAAAAGCTTTAGTATTTAAATAAACTTTAGCAGTTCCTGTTTGAGCTCCAAAGTCTGGAATGATTCTGCTAATACGCATCATAAATTCTCCTTCACCAGCATCTCCTTCAGCCTCTCCAATATCATAATCTCCTGATTCTATACTAGCCGAAATGGCATTCGTGGTTCCATCAGTAAATACTTCATCGGTTCCTTTTTCTTGTTCCCAGTAATAGCTTGCACCATTTGAAATTCCAACCACTGTTGGATTAGTAGGAGCAACACCGGATTTATATTCTGTTGAATAGGGCTTAGCAAAAACTCCTTCGATCGTCCACGTTGAACGCGCCAAAGAAGAAACGGTCCAAATAGGATTCTCAGGAGTAGATGATAAATAATTATAGGTAACGGATCGATCCACAAAGTCTGAACCCAAACTAGGATAAAACCAGGTAATCTCTCCGAATAAAGCATTAACCGCTACATGAATCTGTTGATTGGCATCAGTATTAATATCTTCGAAAACATAATCTTCAACCAAGCATGGCATCGTTTGAACTCTGCTTCCGTTAAATTGAAAAAATCCACTCGGTCCCATCCAATAAGCTATGCCATCAACTTCTGCTGCAGAGTGTTGACTGGACATTCCACAGTTGGTTCCTACTTGTTGAAAACCAAATGTAAAAGGCTGTCCGATAAACTTCATGGTATACATTGCTGTGTCTGACCAGATATACACAGCCGTCTTTCCTACAATTCCTCCTAATAATTTTGAGCCATCCGTCAGTCTCTGACTACCTGCTGTATTGGTAGCCGTTGGAGTCCATACGGTTATAGACTCTTGATTAGACCATCTCACAAACATGTCGTCTTGACTGGTTGAGCTTTGTAAAGTTGTTTCTGTTCCGATACAAATTAAGTGTCTGTCGGGTACTGAGAGCACCATGTCTCTTGATGCTGTGGGAACCTGAGTTCCTGTTACGAGCACAGCTCGTACCGATAAATTAGGGATTGAAGGTTCCCATTTAAAAATTTTGTTGTTATGAACAAGAGCCAATAGATCCTGGCCATAATTTAATAGTCTCCATTGACCAGGTTCAATTACAATATTAGAAGATGTACTTGCACTTCCCCATGCAACAAAGTCTGTAGCATCATAAGTAAGGGTTAAACTTGAATGAGCAGCTTTAGATGTTCCATTCGTTCCTCTAGTAATTCCCGTTAAGTCATTACCTGAAATTCCTGTATAAGTAATAAGTTCGCTTTCTACTAAAATAGTTCCAGGATCCGTAAAACCTGTAGTAGATGTAAGAGTAATACTGGTTCCAACTCCACCTGTTCCTGCAGTATCATTTAATAATGCACCATTTAAAGTCGTAGAAGTAAGAGGAGTCGTATAACCTCCAAAAGTATTAGTGCCCCATCCATAGCCGTATCCCTGAGTGATAGGTCCAATAACATAATAAAATTCTACGTCAGTACTTCCTCCTGAAGCGGTTCCACTTGCAGCGCTTCCCATTGTAACTTCCATAGTGGTAGCTGAGGGAACAGCTGTAACTTCAAATTTAACATCTTCAAAATCAGCGTCTGTAAATCCTATTCCTAAAGCGGTAACTCCTGAGACAGTATCAAGAAGAATAATGTCTCCTACTTCTGCTCCATGACTTCCAGATGTTGTAATAGTAACGGTTGTTGTAGCATCAAAAGAAAAAGAAGCACCGCTCTCTGTTCGAGTTAAATCTAAAGGGGTGATATCATAGACCGATCCTTCATAATAAATATAAAGGCATTTATTGGTACCAATAGCAGCAAAACGGTTACCCGCCAGATCAACCCATGTGTGTTGATCTCTACCTGCTCCTACTAATTTATCGGCTACAAGCTGTTGCCATCCTCCAATTTTTTCAGGAAAGCCATAACGGAAACGCATATAATCGCCATTAACCCATTTTCCTTCGGCTCCGGTATCTGATGATTGTTTGTCTAAACCTGGTTTTAATCTGATTTTATGTAGCATATAAAACTCCGGATTTAAGATTATATCAGGAGGAGGAGAGAATCAAGAGAAGAGTATTATTTAAAAGGCTTTCCGATCGACCAATTAACTAAAGATTGTCTTGTTCCTTCAGTAACCGGAGTAACTTGATGCCATAGAAAAGATGGAAAGATAATAAGGGTTCCTAACTCTCTGCCATTTTTAAGTTGGTTTATTTTTACTTTTCCATAATCAAACCATTTGAACTGAAAGTCACCGCCTTTATATTCTGACGACGGTGTTAATTGTAGGGTTAATGACAGTTTCCTATATTTATTATTAAAATTTTCTTGGGGAAGCTCTGTATTGGTGTCATTGTAAGGAGCGGACAGTTGATCACAATGCCAACCATAAAACTGATTTTTATTATACACAGTAAATTGGCTCGGTTCGTTCCAATCCCATTGAAAATTCCAACCAGCTTTTTTATTGGCTGCATGAATAAAAGGATTTAAAATGTCATAAATCCATGGATCATTTATCCAAGAAGTGTAGCAATCTCTTAGTTTATCTGCATCCTCTGCTAATGCATATCTTCCTTCTTTGTCATCTTCCTCTGCAATGCTTGCTTTCCCCTGGTTTTGCTTTAAACAAAGAGATATGATTTTATCACATAGTTCTTTTTTTAGAGCTTTGCGATAATACCAGTAATTATATTTTAATTGCACTCAGGATTCCTCATAAAGATTATCTTTTAAGAAATCATACATAATGGGTGCGTCTTTAACAGCCTTTTTCCATTCATCTTTTCTTTTATCTAAACGAGCGGCTGTCGCTTTCCATTTCTTCTTCCAACTATCCATATCAGAATCTACATTACCTTTAATCAAGGATGGAATATCAGTTGGACTCCAGTGCATCCCAGCCGCAATACAATGAATACCTGCTAATGGATCTGTAAATCTATATTGAAATCCTCTATCATAAATAGCCGCTTTAAATCCTTTGTATGAACTAGGAGCTAAATTAAATATTTCTTCTGACCATTGTTTGTTGAAATTATTTTTCCAATACGGTGTATCTTGTCTATGAGAAAGAGCATAGTGCATCGCTACAAATTCCATGAAACTATAATGCTTATT